ACCTAGTACCACCACGAGCATCACGCTCCAAAAGCTTCTGAATCTGAAACGACTGCCGCAACTGGTTAATAGTGGCAGCAGTAGCGCCAGACAAATCCGCATACAAGCCCGACTGATTGCCAAACACCAAAGACTCATTACCACCAGAGGAACCGGACAAATAGGTAGCCACACCGGGATTATTCCAAAACGGCTTATTCGCATTCGCCGCACCAGTGAAAGTAGGAATCTGATTATTAGACAACACCGGCGCCGAAGTACCAAGCGGCAACGAAACCGACGTGCCCTTCTGAGGCCAAGGCAACGCCGAAGTAAAGTAATCCTTACGCTTACCACGCCTCAACAAAACATAATCACTCGGCGAATCCGGGCCATCGTCAACGTCCACAACCACGGAATCCTGCAGATTCTCATCCCTGAACCACTCATTCCAAATCAGGTTATACGCGCGAGGCCAAAAAGCACAATGCGAGACCGTAGCAGCGCCGCCAATCTGACCAACAGTAGGCAGCCCCATATAATCCTGCAAAGAATTGATCGCATAACCACCGGCAGGGCACACCTGCTGGGGCACAACAAACGAAATCGACGAACTCGGGTTCGCCTGCTCACCCATGAACTTACGCCAATTAGACCAAATCAACCGGTTCGGCACGAAGAAAAAAAACGTATCCATAATCATGTTATCCATGACCGGAAAAAGCGGCGTAGACATACGCGCGAACGCAGTCATATGAAACTTAAACGAATCCCCCGGCAACACCTCATCACAATACACCGGCACCAAATAACCAGCATCAAACGTCGTCTTATGCGCAGTCTCAACCATAAACGCCGAACGCGGAATATCCGCCCGCGGAATCATAGCAAACTGATGCACATCTACCGATTTATTACGAAACATAGCGACTCCTCAAAGTGAACGCTTCAAACGGGAAACGCGGGCAGCAGTCACCGCCTCACGCACAGCTAAACGCTCAAAACTACCCTCATCAGGCTCCAACTGCGCATACTCAACGCGAGAAAGAGCCATCGCCGCCCACTCGTCAGGAAACTTAGCCTTAAACCACTTATCATAATAAGCGGGCGGGCGAACCTCCACAGAATTAGACACGACAAGCCCATGAGGGTAAACATCAGACGCGAACTTATCCAACCAGCCGCGACCAATACCGGGCTTCAACGACATATGGCAAAACTCAGGCTCACGATTAATAACCTCACCAGTCTTATCATCAATAACCTGATAATGCGCTTCAGCAAGATCACCGTTAACCTTCTTCATAATATACCGCGCACAATAAGCCGCAGTCTCAAAATTAACCTCACCAATGGTCGACATCCCCTTACCCCACAAAGAATCCAGAGTAGCCGACGTGAACAACGTCTTGGAATACACGACCTTATCGGGGAAGTCCACACCAAACAAACAGGCATGAAAATGGGGACGCGAATTAAGGTCCCCATACTCACCGCACATATAAAAACGAACCTTCCCAACCTTACGCCGCAAATACCGCATGAACAGCTGAAAATCTTTATACCGCAAAGAATAATCACTCGGACAATGCTTTTCATCGTAAGTCAACGTAATAAAGCAATTCCGCTCGTGCAACGATGCTTCGTGAACACAGCGAATTGCCCACTGCCGGGAACGCTCAAGGCGGCAACCGACGCACTGACCGCAGGACAGCCAAAGAGTGTGCGAAACGTCGAAACGCTTACGCTCGGCAAACACAACGGAACCGTCAGCACAACGGTAGCCAGGGTGGGGCCGGTAGCACGGCATTACAGACGGAAACCGCCACGCTGAGGCGGAGGAGCCATATTCGGGCTCTTAGTCCGCTTAGACTGCGAACGAAAAGACCGAGCAGACCCACGCTTATTTACAGCTCTACGACTAGGCATACCACGCATAAAAACCTCCAAAAAAAAGCCGGGGAAAACCCCCGGCAAAACACTACTCCACCCCTTCCCACCTTGTCAAGTCAGCCGCCCGACAAACGGACACAGGAACGCAAGGAGTAAGTAAACCCGTAGTCTCCTCGAAATCACCAATACAAAACAACTCGTAATCCTTCGGATGAGCATACACCGGAGAATCCTTATTGTTGCATTCATCCTGAAAAGACCGCTGAGCAGCACCCAACGTCGGAACGCAGAAAGGACGCGAAAAAGCATCCAACGCGCTATCGCGCACAGAAACAACCTTAAGCAGCGCCATGAAACTTCCCCTTCACAATGTTCAAGGCATTCAAATCATCACGCAACACCTGAGCCATACGCTCAGAAGTAGCAACCTTGATAGCACGCTCCACAGACTGAATCTGTTTCGCCAAAGCACCAGCAACGTAAGCACGCTCCAGCATATCCAATTCAACTCTACTAATATTGCCTGCCATGTCAATATACTCCATAAATTACGCCAAAATTGACGCAGACAAAATATAAAGCATAAAAACAGGATATGCAAGGGTAGCGTACTGCAAACTGATAAAAATAATGCTCGTAGACCTCGCAAACGGGCCATAGAGAGGCCCCGGCCGTTACCACGGCCTCCATGCCCTTCGGGCATAAAAAAAGCCCCACAAGGGGGCTTAAACGGTGGAAGTACCACCTAGACCAGTTACATCGAGGAAAAACTGGTCACGAAGGCTTATCCGCCTTCACCCGAGCCGCTACAAGCGCCTCGATACGAGCAGCCTCCGCTGCATCACGCTCCGCTTTACGACGCTGAGCCGCGCCAGAATGAAGAAGCCCAAGCTTCTCAACCTCATCATAATTCTCATCCTTCGAACAAAACTCAACAAACCCATTAGGATCGTTGCCAAAACGCGAACGAACCTCAGCAGGCAACGCCATAAATGACTTCTGCGCCTCCAAAACGGCATCCATCGCGCTACGAAAATCACAAACCTCGGTAAAATCGCCATACACCGGGGCCTTAACACCAGTAGGCATCTCATAACCAATGCCAAAACGATCAATAATCGTGTTAATATCACACTCCTCCTTAAACGACTGCTTAGCACGAGAAACATCCTCGCACTTCAAACCAGTCTCATCCGAAATCATATCCATATCATAATTGTACGGAGTACGCAAAAACGCCTTGGGATTAGTCAACTCCTCAGCCCCAATCTCCAAATCAGGATACATAACTTTAGACATATCAACACCTCCATGAGATAACATACAAAAAACCGGCCATCCATAAGAGCAATACCGGCACATCATCGGCGCAACCCAAAACCACGGGCAAACGGATTAAGACCACGCGCAACATCCGACGCAGAATTAGTCACCTTGCCCATGTCATCCAAATACGGCCTAATATTACGACCCCACGCACTACGATCAGACGCCGCACGATTCAACGCACCGGGCAAATCTTGCTCACGCAAATACGCGTTGATCGAATTCAACTGACCCTGAGAAATAGAGGTGCCAGTCTGCGCACGAGTAAGAGACTCACCAGCCTTCAAATTGCGAATCTCCTGCTCCAACTTCTGCATCTCAGTATTAGTCAAATTCTCAAGACCAAACGCACGCTGAACGTCAAACAACTTACCCTCACGGCGCACAGAACCATACTCACGCGCACCTTCACGACCAAAAACAAAAGGCGACTCCTTAGCACCATACTCGGCCTTAACCTCAGCCGCCTGCGCGCTAGCCAAATCGGCATTAGCCAAAGACTGAACAGTAGCAGCCTCCGTTTGCTTTTCAGTAGCCCGCATGTTAGAAAGCTCCTGAATAAGCCGCTGCTGATCCATAGCCGTAGACGCAGCACCCTGAAACTTATTCTGCATGACGGCCTGCGCACCAGAAGGCGTAGACGCTCCACCCTGCGAATACGCCAGCATAGGATTAAGACCAGCGGCCTTCATATCAGCGACTGCGCGCTGATAAGCCGTATTAGACATTCGCTCCTGAAAAGCCATCATATCAGAAGACTGCTGCCGATTACCCGCATTCGCCTCCTCAGCACCCGAATACTGAAGAAACGAACCAAACGCGGACGCAGCCGCAGGGATAAGGGATTCAAAAATACCCATATCAGAAATGATCGATCAAGCCGGGAACGGAATACAACGGCATCGGGCGAGCCTTCCGAATCGACATCACAGAATCATAAATAAACTGCTGACCATTGGCAGCAGAACCAACCGCGACAACACGCGAAACCGGCGGAGTATCCTGAATAAACGTACTATTCAACGTCGGCAAACTCGTAAACTTCTGCGCCAAATGCCACGGATCAATAGTACCAGACGCAGTAGACCGGAACAGACCGGTAATCATGGACGGCATGTACCGATACTCCGCCCACCGCTCTTGATAACCAAACACCAAATCGTCATTGGCATCCCCACGAACATAAATCTCCTTATTCAACACAGCCTGTTCGCCAAGCATCGCAAACGCCGGCCAATAAAAGTCATACCGGGTAGACCGAGACCACATCCTACGCAAACCCTGCTGATAAGTAAGATCAGCGCGGATTGCTACGAGACCCAAAATAACGCCATGCTCAGTGAAAGACTGGGAAAAACCATTCTTCTGGCTAACAACCGTCGCAATACCGCCCAAAGTACCCATCGGCGTAGAACCACCAGTAATATTAGTCGCCGACTGCTGAGCAATAGGATTGACATTAACATGCGCCGAGCCTCCACCAAGATACTCAGGCCGCTGCAACCGCGCATCAGGAGAAATCACACCAAAATGCGCTCGAATGGTCTCAGTATACCTAGTACCACCACGAGCATCACGCTCCAAAAGCTTCTGAATCTGAAACGACTG